AATTTTTATGAAGCAGGGTATCACTATAATATGATTCCAGAAGATTGTGCTTTAGGCATATTATTAATGGATGAGTTACCTAAGAATAATCCAGACGCTAAAGTAAATGCAGTAAGTGGTTATCCTAATCTGTCAGATAGACTTAAATTTTTAAATTAAAAATCCTGAAACTTGTAAACTAAATTTTGGTTCCATACCACAATTGGCTCCAATGTGTTCAACTTCAGTACACCATAAATGCCCACTGCCCTGTTTCCAACCTGTTGACACTGTTGGGTTACCAGCATGGTTAACTTGTATGAAGTGTCCGTTTTTCCAATCTTCTAAATTTATATTTGCCCGTACTCTGGGTCTTTCATCATCAGGAAAACGTTTTTTAATTTGATAGAACATATCTCTATGAAGAGGAATAATATTTCCAGGTCGTAATCTTATTGAACTTACTGTTATAACCTCCATGTTCAATTTCTGTCCAAGATCATCATAATCGATTTGATCTTTATCCCACCACAATTGACTAATTTCTGTATTTTCTGGTGTGTAGGTTTGTGGCATTCCACCGTATCTGTCATGTATATCTTTAAGTTCTGTTCTATGGTGTGCAATACATGATCCATAATGAGTATCATAGTCTTGGTCCAGATAAAAGTTATAATCTAAGTCAATATCTATTTGTTTATAAATTGGCATCTTCCATTCCTGCTACTCTAAGTTTTACAATATTAGTTATGTGCCATTGCTTTTGATCTAGTGCTTTTATCACACCTAACCATTTATTCCTTAATAATGCCCATTCATTTACTATTGCTTCATAATCGCATACTTCATCTTCGCCTTCAGCGTATTTTTCTGCATCACGCGATGTAAGTGCTCTTTGATAATTTTCCAAATATTTTTTGTAATGCTTTGTTCTTAATCTGCGGTGATTTATTTCTAAATGTTTTAATATTCCTTCAACTTCTTGTAGTTGTCTAAAACGTTCTTCTACAACACCCGGCATTGCCGCTGATTGTTTTTCTAAATTGCCGTGTAATTTTACTTCTGCTGAAGCATTGCCTAACTCTGCTTCATAGTGTAGAATTGCATCAGGTATTTTAGAGATGTCTTGCGTGACTATGGAAAACCAATTTGCCATCAATAATCATCCGATAGTTCACCAGAGTAATCATCACTGTAATTGTACTCATCACTCTCTTCTTCATCAGACTCTAATATTTCACGCACTGCTGTATCCAGTTCATCATCTAAACCAATTAATTCTTTCAGTTCGCCTTCAACAATTCCATTATCAAGTGCAATGTCAACAAACTTAATGGCCACAATGTCACGTTCTTTTGCATTAACATAAGCCTTTACTAGGCCCCACATATCAATTAGCATCTGTATCTCCATTGTTTGATTCTGTTTGTATAACCTCTTCTTCTAAGTTTGTTTCTGAAGTTGCTAAATCGCTGATCGCAACTTGGTTACTTACCTCTTGCATCACAATATCTAACTTTTCGGCAGTCCATGCTTTACGATAGTCTAACATTTCAGTACCATCTGCAGTTATATATTTCAATCTGTTGCCTTGTTGTACAATTAGACCTTTTTTCTCAAATAAATCTACTAGTCCTGAATATGGATCCATGCCTGTTTCATAAGGAATTTTTAATTGAACACCCTCGAACGGTTTGGCGAATCTTGTTTTCATAACTTTACAAGCGGCTCTGATGCCTCTTACTTCTGTGATTTTGTTGCCTGCTTCATCTTCTTTAAGTTTTAATTTTTTCATTGCTACAACAATACTTGAAGCATACACAAAGCCTTGGCCACCTGATATTTTGTCATCTGGGTCAAACATGTCTTGTGATGCATATGTGTGATTAGTTGCTACCATGCCAACATTAAGTGTACCAAACATATTAACACAGTTTCTTACAAGTGCCGTCAATGCTTTAGGCTTACGACCTAAGTCACCTTTCATATCACCTTTGTTAAATTGGTCAACATCTGTAGGAGTCAACATCATGCCCAATGAATCTAACACAAATAAAACTTTTGGTCTGTCTGCCGGATCTTTATCGCCATAGTCTGTTCTATACTCTTTTACAAAGTTAGATATTGTTTTAGCAACGTCATCTATCATACTCATACCTAGTCGTAGCAGTTTATCTTCACTGGTATCAACATCTATTGCTTTAAGCCATGCTTCGTCTAGTGCATTTTCTGAATCAATTAGTATAACAAATATACCTTGTTTCTGTGCTTCTCTGATAATGTTACCTGAACAAATATAAGATTTGCCCGATCCGGATTCACCAGCAAATACTGTGACTTTGCCTAACGGAATACCCTTGTAAAAGTCTCCTGATATCAAATAATTTAATGCGTGATTTCCTGTAGATATCCAATCAGTAGGATCGTTGAATCCTATGCCTAAGCCATCTATACTTTTTGTAATATTTTTCCTAAATTTTGTTACGTCGAAAGGTTTTACCATGTGTGTCTCCTATTGTCTTTATTATATTGTTATTGATGTCATTTGTCAATTTAAATTTGCCCATGTTGAATCCATTTGCCTGAAACAAGATGATCATAATTATAATCAATTATCTGTTTGCTGTCCATATACAGTTTTTGTTGATCGTTTCTTGATAGTTTATCTAGTACACAAAGTTGATCTACAATGTTGATTGCTCTGTCTTGCCAATCATTTATAGAGTCAAACGAGTAATCAAAAATATTATCAAAAGTTTTAAAACCATAAAATTTTGTTAAATTTTTATACCAGCCGTCTGTATCAAACATTAACCAAATAGATTTGTTAATTATGGGTAAAATTATTTTTTCATCAACATAGGGTGCTACAAAATTATTTCCATCTGATGGTCCTACTAATAAATTGATAAACGTAGCATCCATAATCTTTTTTTGTATCTTAGATCTGTCAGCATAATTTTTTATAGATGTAGTCTCTAGATTATTGGTTGATCTAAGAAACTTTTTAACTTTACTTGCTCCTAACGGATTTATCTTATTTTTTATTTTGTCTACAAATTGCAATGATTTTTGATTTGCAACAAATATCTTGTAACAATATTTTACGTTCCATAAATTGTGATAAAACAACAACAAACACATTGCATTTCTTTTTACTGTATATCCTCCGTTAAAAGTACAAACTGTGTGCTGGATGTTTTTATCTGGTGCAGGATTAAGATGCATACATTGTTGATATGCTTTCCAAAAATATCCTTGATTATTAGATGCCATCCATTCTATATTAAGATTATCTGGTTTATCTGTGATTTGTATTGGACAATCTGGTATCAGATCAAAATGTATTTGTGGATTTTGCCTAATAGTTTCAATTACATAGTTAAAATTACAATCAATCCTTGGTGACCAGTCTTCCATATATATGGTAACTTTATCTGTATCTTTATCAAACACAAATAATTTTTTAATTTGATCTAAACTGTCCGAGTTCCATTCTATCTGCATAAAAGAGTAGGGGGAGTTGCCTCCCCCTTTTAGTTTAAGACTTTTGCTGTCTTGCTCTTATCATTGCCAGTATGTCTTCTGCTTTTGATCCAGTTTCTACTGCTGGAGTTGGTTCTGCTGTTGTAGTAACAGGAGCCACTTCTGCTTGTACCGGTTCTGGAGCAGTCACTGGAGCAACAGTTTCTACTGCTGGTGCTGGTGCTGGTGTTTCAACAACAGGTGCCACAGGTGCCGCTGGCCTAGATGTTTCTGGTGCTTTCAATCCATATGGACGATAGTACTGACCAAACTTTTCTAAGTCATATGGTTCACCGTCAACAGATGCTTTAAACATTTCTTCAATTACTTTAACTTCAACTTCTGTTGGTTTCTTAGGCAAGTAATCACCTAAGTTATGTAAACCATTCGTATCAATTGCTGATTGCTGTTCTGCTGTCAGCGGTGATGTTTTTCTTGACCATTTTGATGTTGAATAATCAGCATAACCACCTTTGGTAGTTTTGTTAATTCTAAAGTCAACGCCTCTTGTGTAGTCAGTTGGTAGATCTTCCATTTCTGGATCCATCAAAGCACTCTTAATAATGTTGAATATTTGTGGACCAATAATGAAACGTCTTATTGGATTTTCTGGAGTTACTTCTTCTTGCATTGGTGAATTAACTACAAATCCTTGGAATACGTATGAACGTTTTTTCCAATATTTTCTACCCATATCTTCCAGTGACTTATCCTTAAACCACGGTCGGACTTCTGC